TCATGCTTCCTCCTTCGGCGCGCCGGCGGCGGCCAGATTGGTGCCGCGGTGGCGGCGTTTCGATACGGGGGCCATGATGCGTTCGGCTTCGGCCCGGTCCCCTCGGGACAGTTCAATCATGGCCAAGCCACGGGCCTCCCAGGCACGCACGGTGGCCTTGCTGGCCTTGCCGAGGTCTACCCCCGACAGGCTGGCCAGCACGTGGCCCACCTCGCGGAAGTCGGGCACGTCGGTGCCCTGCAGCAGGTCGGCGCTCGGGCGGCGGTCCTCCATTGCAGCGGTGAGCAGCTGGTCAGCCATGGGCCTGCTCCAACGGGAATCCGAACAGATCAGCAGCCACAGGCATCGTCGCGCCGGGGCACACATGGCTGGCCTCGGCTGCCATCTTCAGCTCCAGAGCCTCGACCATCGGTGCGTGCAAGTTGAACACTGCGCGGCATGCGCTGCAGAACACCGAGACGGTCCGTTCCTTCGTGCACACGCCCCAGGTGACGAGGCTCATTTGCCCACCGCCTGGCTGTCGAACGCAGCAAATGCAGCCTTGCAGCCCGGTTTTCCGCAGCGCTGGCGGCCAGTGATCGTTTCGGCAGCAACCTCGGTCTCCTCAGTGTGGAACGGGATACCGCAAGCGGGTCCACGGTCTGCCCCCCACTTGTTGCCGGGGCGGTCTACGATGGCGTGCCACTTGGGCGGGCGCGGGTTGTGCCCGTGACCACTTGGGCAGGCGTAGAACGATGCATCGCGCAAGGCGGCCTTCACGATTGCACGTCCTGGCTATCGGCCATCCGCTGTCGCCGGGTGTCGACCACATCCAGCACTGAGTTGCGGCGCACCACGTCGTGCCCATCGATCTGGCCGACCACGTTGACCACGCAGACGGCTCGGCGCAGTTCGTCCAGGTCCACGACCTGCGCGGGCTGCCCGATCACCTTCGTGGCTTCTGCACGAATCGCGGCGCCGATGCTGCATCCGTCCCAATTTTTCGCTACCCGGTCGATCACGGACCACGAGTCCACGGCCTGCGGGGTCGGGGCGGCGTAGAGCGGGATGCTGTATGCGGCATCGATCTTGCGAATCCCGTTGCCGGTCTCACCTTCTTTCAGGGCCTGCTTCGTGCTATCGGAAATCACCATGTGCTCATGGTTCTCTCCGCAGTGCTGCCAACCGACAATCTCACCCACCGGCTGGCGGGCGGCGAGGTGGCGCATGTTCGGGCATTCGGCGGTGTGCAGCTCACCCTCGGGCTGGGCGCAGCATCCGTAGATGCGAACCGGCTGGCGGGCGGCGATGTTGGAAAGGCCGCGCAGGATCGTGCGGCAGTTGCTCGCAGCCTCGTGGAGGTATCCCCCGAAGTCCTCACCCGCATAGGCATAGGGGCCGGTTTGGTAGCCGAGCGACACCGTGCTGAGGATGCTGGAAACGAGCTTATGCAGCTGCTCGATCTCCGGTGCCCACTGGCCACCCGGGGAGGGCTGGGCGGAGAGGGTGCAATGCGGGCAGGCTTCGATGTTCCCGATGCTGCCGCCGCTGTCGTCCACATCCACGTCGACGTCAAAATAGCCTCTGCCCTCGCACTTACTGTAGCGGACGCCATCCCCCAGCCTCACCCTCCCACCGGGCTGCGCGTCCGCCAGGGTCTTGTTGTCGGTGCTCATGCTCGTTTCTCCAGAAGGAAGGTGGGGTCGATCTGCCAGCCGGCCTCGCGGGCTCCCTGCAGGCGGAGTTCGTTGGCATCGAATTCGTCCAGACCGAGCGCCTGTATCGATGCCTCCAGGTGCTCGGGCGCCAGTGGACGGTTCACCGCGAACAGGGAATAGACGGTGTGTGAGCTGCGGCCCCATGCAGGGGCCAGGTCCATCAGCCGCATCCCTTCTTCGCGGAGGTGGCGGCGCAGCAACTCCCGCACGGTGCGTGCGTCCTTGGCGATGACCAGTGGGCGGCCGGTGATCTTCCGGCGCACGTGCATTACCTGGTGGCGGCGAGCGCTCATGCTGCGTCCCTCATCAGGCTCATGGCCAACGCCTTCGCCGTTCGGTTCGGGACCGCGTTGCCGATCTGCTTGGTGATCTCGGTTGCGTTGCCGGCGAAGTCGTAGACCTCGCCCTCGTCATCAAACGACGTGGCCCGGGCCAGCTCGCGCCAGTGGAGCATCCGGTAGTTGATGTCGATGCGGACCTCGTCGGCCACGTCTGCTGCAGCGGCAGCCAGGCCCAGCTCGCCCCGGTTGGCGCCGGTGATGGTCGGCAGGGGCTCATCGACGCAGCGCACGCGCCCGCAGCCGTGGTGGGTGACCGGCATGGTGAATGGCTCGGCCAGCGCCAGGGACTCGGAGCAGGTGATGGTGGGCATGGGCTCGCTGGCCGGCCGCATGTCGCCCGTCCGGCCGGTGCCGACGTTGCCGCGCATGACGATGGGTTCGGCGAGAGCCATCTCGTTCGACCCGGTCAGCGCGGGCATCGGCGCATCAGCGTCCAGCACGCGGCTCACGGGATTGCGGCCGTCGCTGTCGCCATGCCCGGCACGCATCAGCACCGGCTCGGCCAGGCCGAAGCGGGCCTTGGTGGTCACCGACGGCACGGGCTCAGCCACGGACTGCGCGGTGGCCGTGGCTCCGTAGTACTGGGCCACCAGCGGCACAGCCAGCGCCTGGTCGCCGCCCTTGGCGGTGGTCACGGTGCGGATCGGCTCAGCGGCAGAGCGCGGCACGCCGGCGCTGCTGGTGTTCGAGGTCGGAACGATGATGGGCTCGATCAGGTGCGGCCGCGCGCCATTGCCGCCCGTCGTGATCGTGGGGACCGGGTTATCGACGCTACGCGCGGTCCCTCCGCTGGCAGTGGCCATCACCAGCGGTTCCACCAGCTGTGGCCGTGCACAGCCGGGGCGCTCGGCGCCCGCACCGCCGGTGGTGATGGTGGGCAGCGGCTGGTCCAGGTCGCGCGCTGCGCCGCCGCTGCTGGTGGCCAGCACCAGCCCGACGTGGCCGCCGCCGGCGGTGAGCGTGGGCAGCGGCTCATCGGGAGACTTTGCCGTGGACTGGAGGTGCTGCTCGCTAGTCCCGCGCAGGTGGACCAGCACAGGATCCGCGCTGACCAGGTCCAGAGCCACAGCTTCGGCGCGGCTGAACACCAGTCGCGGGGCTTGGCCGTCGAGCAGGGCCTGCACGGCATCGATGTAGGGCCGGGGCCAGCTGTACTTCACTGCACCGGCGAGGATCCGCCGCAGGGTGTTTGGCTTCAACGGCTTCGTGCGGGTGAAGATGCTCTTGCCGGTCATCGTCCAGTCGATGACCTCGCGCGCACCGCGCCAGCGTGGCCGGCTGCCCAGCAGGTCGGTACCGCCCACACGGTCGTGAGTGGGCTCGGGCCAGGACAGGCGCTTGCCGTCGCTGCGGCCGATCAGGAAGAAGCGGCGGCGGGTGGTCGGGTCGCCGAAGTCGGCGCAGCAGACGACCTTCCAGTCGACCTTGAAGCCCACGGCCTCCAACGCGGCGACCCATGCACGGAAGTACTCGCCGCGGCGCGATTTGATCGGCCGGCCAGTGACCAGACTGCACGGGCCCCAGTCCATGAACTCCGGCACGTTCTCCACCAGCACACGGGCGACGCGCAGCTCGGTGCACCAGCGCACGACGTGCCACGGGTCCATGCGCTGCTGGTCGTGCACCGGCCGGCCGCCGCGCGCGCGGCTATGGAAGACGCAGGACGGGGCAGCGGTGAGCAGGTCCAGGCGACCCTCGGGGACGATTGTCAGCGGCAGCGCCGATTCCAGGTCCGCGCAGTGGATGCGGTCGGCGTGCTCCTTGTGGTTGCGGCGGTTGGTTTCGATGGCGACCGGCCAGTGGTTCACGCCGATCATCTGGACCGGCAGGCCCAACTGGCGCATGGCGCGTGCGGTGCCGTTGGACAAGCCGCCGGCGCCGCAGAACAGGTCGGCCACCAGCACCGGGCGGGTCTTGCGTGCTACGTGGATCTCTGGGGCGCGGGAGCCGTCAGCCATGGTGTTCTCCTGTGAGTTCGGCGCGCAGCTGCTCGACGCGCGTGCGCCAGTAGTCGATGGTTTCGTCGCTGCTGCTGCGCAGCGTTTCGTGGTGGCCGAGGGCAGTTGCTGCGGCGACCAGGTCGGTAACCAAGCCCGGCCGTGTGGTGCTGGTGCTGCCGCCGGCGCGCAGCTCGGCCACCTCGGCCTGCAGCTGCTCGATGCGCTCGTTGGCCTGGTTCAGCCACTGGCGATAGGCGTCCTTCGTCGGCTGCCGCATCCGGGCGGGGATGCCCGGGACCTCCGGCGCCGGCACCAGCACCAGGCCGCTCATCCCCGGGCCTCGCGGCGGGCTTCGGCCAGGATCTCGCGCAGGTCGTCCTGCACCTTGCGGTCCTCGCCCTGGGCAACGGCGGCAGCCAGAGCACGCTCCAGCGCGTAGGCGCGGTCGTTCGGATGAATGTAGGTCATGGCAGAATCGGCTCCAGGCCAATAGGGGAGACCACGGGATGGCTTTGGGATTTGCTGAGTGCCTTTCGATGAAGGCGAAGTGCGCGGTGTTTTGGTCCGGTTGGGGAGTTGTTGTGACGGCACTCGTCGGATTGCTGACGCTCGTGGTCGCCGTGCTTGCTTGGAGAACATCTCGACAAGCCGCGAAAATTGCCACACAGCAGCACGAAGAAGCGGGGGCTGCCCGCAATGCACAGGCGCGGATCATCGGACAGCTCTTGCTGCACGAGGTCTCGGCACTTCCCGCGAGGCTTAAGATGCTCTCCATCAACTACAGGCGTGCAGGGGCAACCAGCCTGAATGGCGACGTTTATTGGCCGGCGGTTAAAAGTGCGATTGAGGATTGTCAGGTGCCGCTTCTGCCGAGTGCTGAGAAGCTCGAAGATAGAATTCACAACCTTCCTGATGCACTCGGGGCGGATCTCGCCACGATGATTAGCCACTGCCGGAGCCTTAGTTCGGAGGCGGCGGCTGTGAGCTTGAAGATTCGGCCAGTGCTGCCAATGGGCGAAGTTGGAAAGTCGGGCTTCGTCTATGAAGGAACGACCGTTTTGCTCGACAACGTCAGTATTCATCTCGAGCTCTTCGCTGAAATGTCGATTGGCTTCGCAAACGCATTCCGTGGGTTTGTCTTCGGAGATGGCGCCCCCGATGTGACTCAGTGATGCAGCCGCAGGAAAGCTGGATTTCATGCCGCAATTCCCAGCGCCACGAGGTCGATGTTGTCCACCTTGTCGCGCAGGAACAGTCGCGCGCGGCGCAGGTGGCCGGCGATCACCGGGCGGTCCTCATGGGCGAAGAAGGTCAGAACGTGCATGTGCAGCGCACGGCGGTGGTCGCGGCGGTACAGTCGCCAGGTGACGGCGCTGCCGTCCGTGGTCGGGAACCGGCCCCAGGCGAAGCCCAGCGTTTCCTTCGGCGCGCGGCGGGCGATGTGGCGGCTCATGCGTTGGCCGCCTTCTTCGCGCTGCGGCGACCGTGGCCACCCTCAACCACCTGAAGGCGGCTGATCGTGCTCTTATCGATGCTGCTGGTGCCCAGAACCTGGACCTTGCCGCCGGCGGCCTCGAAGCGTGCGAAGTCGCTGGCCAGCTTCTGCCGGTCCTGCTCCTTCTCGCGATCGGTGGCGCCGCTGAAGACGGGCTTCACGTGGATGCTGGTCATGCTGCTGCTCCTTCGTAGACCCAGCGGCGCACAGTCCCGAACGGGACGCCCAGCGCGGCGCTGATCTGGTTGACGGTGTTGCCGTTTGCCCGGAGCTGCCGGGCGCGGGGTTTGGTGGTGACCGGCGGGCAAGAGCGCTGTTCGCCTGGTGGCCATGGTCGCGCTGACCTACTTTGCGTTCCAGGCGCCGATGCTGGCGGGCTGGCTGGCCAAGGCGGGCTTGTCTGGTGCTGGTCTGGCGGCAGCACGTGCGGGCGTATATCTGGCCGGCAGTCTGTTGATCAACAAAGTACTGCAGCCCAAGCAGCCCAGCGCCGCCGCGCCCGCCGAAAGCACCTTCGCTCTGTCCGCGCCCCGCAACCGCCCACGGCCCTACGAGCCGCTGGGCCTGTTGTTCGGGTCGGTGCGCATCGCTCCGGACGTGGCGAGCCTGCCGTACACGAACTACGAGGGCGATCAGCAGTTCGTCTCGCTGCTGCTGACTCCCGGCATCAACGTCGCCAGAGTGGAAGAGCTCTACAACGGGGATGCGTTGCTCTCCAGCTTCGAAGGGGTGCAGGTCTGGTACCACGGCTTCTCTGGCATGCCCGACCAGGACATCCCGATCTACAGCAACGTGGCTGTGGTCGATGGTGGCCGGCTGCTCGACACCAGTAGCGACCCCAAGAATCGGCCGGGGCAATGGGTGCAGCGTACCGGCGGTGAGCGGACGATCCGCCTGGTGGTGGGCGTCGAGTTCCAGATCTGGGACGTGACGTCGAAGGGAAAGGAAAAGGACAACCGAGAGCAGCTTCAGGTTCAGTACCGGGCCGTCGGCACCGGCAACTGGCTGAGCTTCGGCAACTACAGCGTCTCTGGCCGCACCCAGAAGACCCAGAAGCGCAGCTACACCTTGGATGTGCCCGAGGGGCAGTACGACGTGCGCGTGCGAGTGGCCGGTCAGAACACCGATGGCAGCGGCGCCCAGGCCAACTTCACCTGGACCACGCTGACCAGCGTCCGACGCGAGCCGTCGGGATACCCGGGCATTTCGCGCATCGGCATCCGTATGCGGGCCTCGGGCCAGCTCAACGGTGCGCCTGACGAGATCCGATGTGTGGCGCACTCGGCTCCGATCCCGGTGTGGAAGGGCGATGCCATCGGCTGGGTGACCGAGTCCAGCAACAATCCAGGTGCGCAGATCCTTGCCTATGCCCGAGGCTTCACTGACCCCACCGGCAAGCGCATTGCCGGGATGGGGTTGCCCGACCGTCAGATCGATGTCGAGGCCCTGAAGGCCTTCACACTGCACTGCGCTGCGAACGACCTGACATACGACCATTGGTTGACTGAGGTGCGCAGCCATCAAGGCGTGCTTGACGCGATCGCGCTGGCCGGTTTCGGCCAGATCGCTTGGCCCCGCGGCCGGCTGGCCGTGGTGTGGGCAGCTGACGAACAGCCACTGTCGGGCGTGGTCAACATGGCCACCATCAAGAAGGGGCAATTCCAGGTCGATTACACCCTGGCCAGTGCCGCCGATGGCATCGAGTACAGCTACCTCGACCGCACTACGTGGGAGGCCAAGACGCTGCGCGTGCCAGCACCGGGCGTGACGACCATGCTCAATCCGGCACAGGTGTCCGGCGAGGGCGTCACCAGTGAGGCACACGCGGCACTTCTGGCGCGCTGGCACCTAGCGCAGAGCCTGTATCAGTACAAGGCGATCACCTACAGCACTGATATCGAACACATGTCCTACGGCCGCATGTCGGTGCTGGCGCTTCAGCACGATTTGACGCAGTGGGGCTTCGGGGGCCAGGTGCTGTCCGCATCGATGGGGCCGGGGCGTGCCGTGACGCTGCAGCTCGACGTGCCGGTGCCTGCGCCCGCGCAGGGCAGCGCATACATCGGCCTGCGCATCCCTGGCGAGCGGGTGTACCGCGTACTGCGGGTCGTGCCCTTCACCGGCGATAGCGACCAGCTGAAGCTGGCCGACCCGTGGCCGACCGATGCCGAGCTGCCGGGCAACGGCAATGCCAATCCGGCCTGGGACACTATCTGGATTTACGACTTCAAGCAGACCCCGGGTTACCGCGTGCGCGTGGTCGGCGTACGGCCGGAAAGCGATCTGAAGGGCGCCGCTGTGGATGTTGTACCCGAGACTCAGGAGTTCTGGCACTACGTCAAAACCGGTGAGTACATTCCCCCCGGCAATGGTTCGCAGCTGCAGACGCGGCCAGTCGCCAGCAACCTGAAGATGACCGAACGACAGGTGGTGCAGGGCGATACGGTCTACAGCGAGCTGCAGGCCTCGTTCGACATCTCTGGTCCGGTCGGAGACATCGTGGTGCTGAGCGATCTCGACGGCAACGCCGCGTTGGAGGAAGTTGCGCGCACCGTCACCCGTTCGGCCAGCTGGCGCATCCCTGCGGCAGGCACCTATCCAGTTACCGTGCGGCCGTACAGCCCCGACGGACTGGCGGGTGTTGCGGTCAGCCTGATCTACAACACCATCGGTGCAGACGTGCCGCCGGTGCTGGTGGACCTGTTCGACGTGGAGGAGCTGAGCGGCGGCGTGCGCCGTTACACGTGGGGATTCCTCAGTGACACCATTCAGTCGGCAGACTTCGTCGGCGTAGAGATCCGCTACATGCCAGGCCTGATCGCTTCGCCGGCCTGGGACCAGATGACGCCTCTGGGCGATACCGGCTATCACGCTGCTGCCTTTGAGGCAGTGCTGCCGAGCTCGGGCGAATGGACGTTCGCTTGCCGATCGCGCAACACCAGCGGCGCGCTGTCCACGGGAATGCGGGTGCTGTCCCGGTCGCTGGGGAACAACCTCGGCGAGCAGCTGCAGGAGACCTGGGAAGAGGCGGAGCGGGCCAACCAGCGGGTAGGGCAGGAGATCATCGATCGACTGGCCGGCGATCTGGCTGCGATCAACGAGGCTGTGGGCAAGGCGCATCAATACACGGACGAGCAGGTCGCCGCACTTAACGGCATCCTGGAGGACATTGTCGGCGCCGACGAATGGGTGGCCGGCACGACCTACCCGGCCGGTGACTTCGTGCGCCACGATGGGACTCTGTATCGGGCGCTGGCCGAGAACGTCGATGTGGAGCCGGGCACTGATCCGGCGGTGTGGGAGGCCATCGGCGACTACACATCGGTGGGCGATGCGCTGGCGGCGGCCATCAGCATGTCCACGAAGAATGCCAGCGACATTGCGGCAGAGGTCACGCGGGTGGACGCCGTGGTGGCGAAGCTCCCGGCCGATGGTGGCCAGGCTGCTAGCACTGGGCAGGTTGCCAGCGAGGTAAAGGCTCTGGCTGAGGCGGATGCGGCTCTGGGCCTGCGCCTCGACAGCACCAACGCCGCCTTGGGTGACAAGGCCAGCACGGCGAGCGTGAATGCAGTCGATCGGGCCAGTGTCAGTCGCGACGCCGCGCTGGGCGAGCGGCTCAACACGACCGACGCGGCTTTGGAAGGGAAGGCGTCAACAGGCTCGGTTCAGCTGTTGAGCAGCGAGCTGGGCGTCCAGAAGGGGCGCATTGACGCGCAATCGCAAGCGCTGACACAGGTGAATGCGAAGCTCTCTGGTTCTCCCCTGGAAATTATCCGCACGGGACGTTTCACGGCGAGCACTGGCGTTGGAGCGTGGCAAACAGGCCTCGTGCAGTCTGATCCGGGACACTCGTCTGGGTATGTGCTGCGCGTTGCTACAAACAACGGTTATGAAGGTGGCATTGCGGATGCCGTCCCGTGCTCGCCGGACGAGATCATCGACATGCGCGCAGATTGCTACGGCGGCTATATGCCAGCTGGGACAGGCAGCTACTTCGCATTGCACTTTATAGACGCAGTTGGCGGGACCGTCAGCCATGTCTATCCCATCTACTGTGCCGGTGGCTCGGGGTGGCGCTACGGGGTCGCCGCTTCAGTCCCGGTGCCGACGGGCGCCTGCTATGTACGCGGTGTGCTCTTCAGCGGGTCCAGTGGCTATGCGTTCTGGCAGGACTTGAGTGCGAAGCGGAGGACGGTGTCCGAGGCGGCTAGTGCAAGCGCTACCCAGGCGCTGTCGGTGCGTGCCACGCAGCTAGAGAATGGGCAGAGCCAGCTGCAGGCGTCCTACACCTGGGCACTGGACGTCAACGGCCGGGCCATAGGCATGACGTCGGTCAACAACGGCACTATCGGTCAGATCAACTTCGTTGCTGATCGATTCGGCATCGTTGATCCGAACAACACCGGTAGCACGACGTTCGAGGGCGGCCGCTGGGTCACCCGATCCGGGGCCTACATGATGGTGCACGGCAAGCCGTTCGGCGTGTCCAACGACCTGATGATGTGGTTCGGTATTGGTTCCAACCCGGCCAATGCGAGCAAGGCGAATGCCCTGTTCTGGATAGACAACCAGGGTAGTGGCTACTTTGGTGGCAGCCTGTCGGCCGGCGTGCTCAAGAACGCTGTGCAGACCACTTCGACCAGCGGCAACGCCGAGATCATCAACGGGCCGTTCTCGACCCTGGGGCGCGCCAAGAACGTCGTGGTCAGCTACGACATGACCAAGACCGACACGGC